GCAGTATCTAGCACAGTGAAGATCGAATCTTCCTCTTTAGCGAATTTCATTTTCGATTTAGCTTTTTGATTATCTTATCTACATATCTCTCCCAGCCTATGCAGGCTATTAAGAGAAGGTTACGGGTGAGAGTCATGCTTCCTGCTTTGCCACCACTCCTGCGCTGCGTCACCTAAAAAGTGTAGGCAACTGCTTGTTACCATTTCTTGATTGGGATGGGTACGTAATAGCCAGCGCAAATCACCTACCTGTTTGGCTAAATGCAGGCTTAACTGAAAGCGCTCATTGTCCGGGAGCTTTTCGATTTCCTTAAGTATTTCTTCTGCTGTCATGAATATAAGTGCTTACAGATTGTGTACAGGATGTGAATCAACGCTGCGGCCATCATCAACACAAAGCCCCATTGGCCGATACGACGGAATTTATCTTCTGCGTCCTGCGGGGTCATGGCTTAATCAAGTCTTTGCTCGCTTCTACACACAGTAATATTTCCTTTCACTAGCTCATAATCAGCCAAATTTTTGATCCCACACTCCTGCTCATCAATTACCTCTATCGTGTAGTCATCAGGATAGTAATCAGGGAATTCAGATGGGCGTATAATAACGGAGGTATCTACGCAATGCGTCTCACCAAATACTGGATTTGAGTCAGGCGAACTTTTTAGTTTTAGAAATTTCATCCTCGATTTAGTTTTTTGATTACCTTAATATCCTCTATAAGCATTTGCACCCCACAACGGAACAGTCCTTTCTTTAGTGGAGGCAGCTGGCTTATTGATGGAAAGCACGCTGTTAGACCCCCATGCAATAAAATTCTCTCCGCTCTTGATTTTTCGGTAAGTCACGAAAACTTTGCGGCCTGGGATGTGCATATTCTCGAAAATAGCCTCAACCCCGTTGTATTCGATAAACTTGGCGTCAATCCAGTAGTAGCCATCAAATCCCTTCAGCCTTTCCCATCCACTCGCTCTTTTTATTCGATAAACCTCACCTGGTTGCGCGCGCGAAGCATATTCGTTAAATTGCTTTCGAGTCATATCCGATTTAGTTTAAAGTGAATGATCAGGGCAGGATTCGATACCTGCATGAGCAACCGTGTGTGCCTCTTCCTCTCTTGCTCGAAGATTAGTATGCCTGATTTCTATACAGACAGTCACCACACGACGGTGCGTCTATCTTCCGCCACCTGATCAGTTACCTAAAGTTACCTAATTTTCGCTATATCAGCAAGTTAATTACACACATCAAGATAAACTCTTGCCCATCTTGTGTAAGTCCAACATCTAACCGGGAGCCCTTGATTCACAGCTAGCAGCAAATGAATAGCCCAGCATATTCGTCGAGCTTTTATGCTAATTCCCATTGTCTTCCTCGCTATCATCTCCAAACGTATCCCTAACCGTACCCTCATCCGCTGGCGCCAGACTATCCGTGCCGAGCGACTCGAGCAGCTGGAAGTTGGACGGGATAACCACGCGATCCGCATTCACGTCGTCGCTTCGGTCATATCCTAATACTTCACGTCGCTCATTGGACGTAAGCGGAGCCGCATTGAGCCATTTGATTTGCTCTACCTTATCTTCTTGCAGATCGCCGTACCACTCATCGTCAAAGTCGATAACATAGTCCTTATCCTTTGTATAACTTGGAATGATCCAGTTTGTCAACGAAGTTTTTAGGATTTCCAATTCCGGCAGGACGGCATCTGTAAGGCTCATCTTGCGAGCCTCTTTCTTATTGTTATATGTTGCCCGGTCGTTCCAGTCGAATATGATAGGTGACACATTGAACATTGCACATAGATCAATCTTGGCGTCTTTTTGCGACTCTAAAATACCCAGTTCGGTAGGAGAAAAGCCGACACGGATAACGCCCACTTCTGTGTTCAACCCCATGATACCTCCATTCCCTGTCTGCTCCAGCTTCATATTCAGCCTATCCTGCGTGCTGACTGCTTCTTCTAGCTCGATCTGTCCAGGGTCATTAGCAGTGCCCTTTGGAAAAAGAATGTCCCTAACCCCTCGCTTCTGGTTAATGCTTGCCTTTAACGTTGTGCCCTCATTAAATTCCTGAATCAGTTTTTTTGCCGCAAACACTCTTGGGAGTCCATATAGCGACTCGTACCCGGTTTGATGGATAGGGTTGAAGTGCCGGTTTTGGCAAACGTTTTTCGCACTAATAATCACATCAGGGTTTGAATCCAGGAAATATCCTTTGATAGGATTCGCAATACCTCCTGATACGATTTTCATCCTTTGAGCAGCCGGCAAGTACATTTCCCTAATTTCTCCCTCAGTAGGGTCATCGATACCATTGCGCGCTCCAGTAAAATAGCTACTCCCTACAAAGTCTTTGTAAATCATGTGCCCATAGAAAAACTCAAATCGAGGCATATATGGGTTTGGCTGATTCAAAAGATTCATAACCGGGGTATCTTGGACTTCTTCCAGAGCTTTCCTTTTCAAGTCGTGGATCGAATTGAAGTTTGTATGATTAACATCCTTCATCAGCATTCGATACTTTCGGTATGCCTTTTCGTCTACGACCTTGTATATCAAAGGCGGGGCGCTGGCAACCTTGGAAGCCTTCCAGTTGGCAATAGCCCACAGTACATGGTTCCCCAGGTACGCGTTTTCAATCATACCCTCGCCATCGCTGGCGTACCAAATTATTTGGTCCTCCGCCAAGAAGCGCCACTGCATCTCAATTGGCCTACTCGGCACGGTCACCTTTCCCCGGCGCCGAAACATATCCAAAAATCCCATCCCCTCTACCTTGTGTTTATGCGGCCGCCATTGACCGTTTCGGAACCAACTCGAACATTTCACGCATCATGAACATGTCCATTAAATCCGGCGACTCGCCACCTAATACTATTTTCTGCTCTGATTTTGGATTGATGCACAACTTACCGTCCTCGTCGTTCTTATACCGCTTGATCGCTTTCCGCTCATGCATGAACCTTTGACGGATAGTCATTTTGTCATCGTACATCTTGTTTGCAACATGTTCGGAGATTTGAATCTCCCCTTCCTTCACAGCTTTCCCTGACCGGTACACACATTGCGCTTTTAAGTTCTTGTAATTCTCTTTTATCTTTTTCCCCGACATCGGGTCGATTACTTCCCTGGGGGATGAATTCCCATTGAACGGGATAGCTCCCTTTATGAACCCTTCGATAAAGCCCCCAACGCCATCGGCATCAAAAACGATGTGTCTGTTTTGCACCTGGTGACGCTTGGCAAAATCAACCAATTTGTCGACAACCTGCTTGCCATCTGTTTTAGGCCACACTTCGATATCTTCTAATATTCGACCATTCCAGTACCCTAAAACAAACTTGTCGCTCCCTTCCAAGGCGATGTCCGCCGTAATGTACCGCCCTGGCTTCTGTACTGTATACTTATTTTCAAATGCTCCCAGGAACGCGTAGTAATCGTAAATGTCAATGTCGGAAATCTTGACCTTCCAGTTCCCGTCCAACAGCTGCGAACGGGTATCTTCATCCTGGGCCATCAGGTTCCCCAGATACGCAGGGTTGACGTTGAGCAGGGCTTTGTTCTCGTAAATGGTGCCGGAAACGAACGTTACCGACTTTACAAGTTCCCTGGGATCAACACCAGCCTTTTCGACAACAGGTTGCAAAAAAGACCACGATTTTTCAATCACCTCCTCCTTTGAGTCTCCCCATACGTATTCATCGCCATACATGACCATGTAGCGCAATACCCCGTCCCTCTCTGGGATAGGGAACCCCGTCTCCTGATCAATCCACCATTCAATGAACTTTGCCACCCAGCTTTCCGGGTCCGGGTTACATGTTGCCCTCACGTATGGCTTAACCCCGCATACCGACCGATTCCTCGATAGCAGGTAAAAGAACATCTTCTTTGTAAAATGGGTGAGTTCATCAAAGCCAATAAATGGGATTTGAGACCCTTGCCAGTTGAAAATGTCCTTTTCATATTCCAGATGGCTGAATTTGATCTTTACGCCATACTCGAATATCCACTCCAATGTGCTTTCTCTCGGGATAGCTTTTGCATGGCTGTAAATATCCATGCTGGTATCCCATAAGCCCCCCTGGTTGCGAATTTGAGGGGTAGTCCTTCGGAATATCACTCCTCCGAAACCTGGTGTTTTCACATCCCTGAGCGGGTCAAGCAACAGCGAATACGTCTTCCCTGACCCGGCGGCGCCACCTCCAATTACTATGTCTGCCGGCGAAGAAAGGGCTTTCATCTGGTAACCCTCCTGCGGACGGACTACTCTAACCTCTGCCATTATCCGGCAACTGAAATACTGTTACAACCTGCTCTATCTTATCCCCCTTGCTTGTATGATCAATAGCCCGTTTCTCGACAAGCTTGCCATGCATCTGCAAGATGGTCTTGACTGCGTCTTTTGAGTCGTGGATTTCAATTTCAGTGGTCACCTCGGTAAACCCATCATTATCATCCGACCCTAGGGCAGTGCGTTTTGTCTGCTTGATTTTCTTGATTAGATGTAAGTTTTCCTGGGCTGGGATGGAGGAAAGATTAACCAACACATCCCCATTTTCTTTCAAATCCAGGAATGGAGTAAAGCTACCTCTGGCGTAATCCGACATGCGTAGGAGTGCTTCGTCGGCAGACATGGTAAGCGATGCCAGCCTTTCGTCAATCCTCTCTTTTATATAAGGTTTTCTAAGGTTCTCTGCGCCAATTTCGTGAGCGGTAGTTTCTGAGTACCCGGCCTCTTTTGCCGCCCTTGTAGCATTAAAATGCTTACAATACTCCTCTATAAACCTCCGCTGCTTTACTGTTAACTTTGGGAGGTCTACTGTGGTTTCTTGCGGCTCCTGGCTATTTTGCTTACTCTCCTCCACGGTGATATTTTTCTCGATCCAACATCAGGCGGGCAATGAATGATTGGATTTCAAACAGACAATTTGAATCAAATACGGTACTACTTTCGGGGAAGAAGGCATACCTTCTCCATGTAGCAAACCACTTGATTTTTCCTAAATCAATGTCATGCTGAACTGAACTAACCCGGAATACCTTCGTCTTGCCAGTATCCTGTACTTCGTCAAACCTCAAATAGCTGACTGCTGGGCTCATTGCCTTTGCCATAATCAGACCGTTATCTTTGCCAGAACATCCTCCGGGAGAACATATCCTTTTGCAATAGCAGTATTGAGCTGATCTACCGTATACCCCATTGCTTTCGCGACTTTCTCGAAACCGTCATAGTATGATATCGTAAAGCTATTGAACCGAAAATGCTCTGTTACACCCCCTTTGTAGACTGCCTGTATAAATTCAGCAGGCACAGCCAATGTGGGTTTCGCTTTTGAGGTCAATAAAGGAGGGATAATGTTTGCCATTTCCTGACGTAGCACACCTATCCTTACACATGTAGTCGGATAGTTATCCCCGTTGGCGATTGCCTTCACTATGTTGTCGCAACATTCCAACAGCCACACCAAATACCCCTGCGTTTTCTTACTCAATTGATCTTCTGTGCCATCATCATCAGTATCCCTGATGGCAAGTCTATACTTACTAGCCATTTGAGATTTTATCTCCTCGATTTCCTCTAGGCTGATGCCTGTTGCGAAGACGTTTTCATGAACATTGTGCTCCATAGTTATCCTAAGCTAGGTTAAAGCAAATGTAAAGCAAATTTTTCATTAAACGTTTAGTTTTTTATTTGTTTTATAGGAGAAAATGTTTAGAGATTGTATTTATGTGCCATAGTCTGCTTGTTGTCGATCATGGACTGGTATCTCACCTCGGCGGTAGTTACCTCTTCCGAGCCGGCGATGTCGGATAGGAAACGCGACAAGACTTTCCGAGCGTCCGGGTTTACCTTCACTTTCATCGCTCTGCCGCCTGCCCGGGTGAATGGCGTCTTGTCGATGATCCCCATTGCTTCCAGGTCCCGGCATATCCGCTCTACTCGTTGCGGGGCTACGTCCAATGGATATGAGAAATCCCTGATGAAAACACCGTCGAACTTGTCGGCCAGGTAAAGAATGATCAGCGCCTGCGACGATCCGATACGGCTGAAAAACTTTACTGCGTCGTCCAGGGAGTAGTGAGGTTTCATAACTTCTACTGTCAAAAACACTGTCAAATAAAAAAGCACTTACAAGTTTTAACTCATAAGTGCTTGATTTTCAAGCTCCCGAAGCTGGGCTCGAACCAGCGACCCTCTGATTAACAGTCAGATGGGATATCCTATGCATCCCCACTTATGATATACAAATATAGCCTTTTCTGCGTAATATTGCATATGTATATATATGTGTTGTAATACCTAATACTAAATATTCGAAAGGTTTCACTGTCAAAAATACTGTCAAAAATGGGTTTCGGATCTGCCCCCACTGTCAACATCTACTACGACGGCCGCATGAGCAAGGAGGATGAATTCTATGTCAAGTACGCTGTGTACTTTGGTGGCAAGCAACGCTACTACGCGACCGGCACGAAACTCGACAAGGAGGACGTGGAATTTTTGAAGAAATACAAATCTGGGCTTACCGGGGCAATACGTGATGAGTATAGGCGCAACCTATGGAATATGATCTATGGTCAGACTTATATCCATTCCGTTACAGGCAAAACCGAAATCAGTATTTTACGACGGGGCCAGGAAGTCGCTGCGGAAATGGGCACAAAGTTTTCCTTTGAAGGCTTTGCGGAAGGAATATCCGCTGCGCCGGCAGAGATCAAAAAAGCTACGGGCATCCTGACTGATGATATGCTGGAATATGCCGCTAGGCTAAGAAAGACAGACAACGTCGGCGATGCTATTATCTACGAATGTGCCGTCGTATCGCTGCGCCGGTTTGCAAAGCGTGATGAAATTCTCTACGAGGACATAACTATCGACTTTCTTAATAAGTATGAAAAATGGATGCTCCGGGAAGGGAAGGCACCCCAGCCTAAAAAGGGAAAGGACGGCGAAGTAATTAAACGACCCGGAACGCCGGCAAGCATCACCACCATAGGAATGTACCTTCGGCAAGTAAGGAGCATGTTTAATATTTCCAAGGCGTCAGATAAGCATTACCCTTTCGGAGAAGATGGCTACACTATTCCCTCAGGCCGAAACATCAAGAAGGCCCTCAGCAAAGAAGATATAGGGAAGATTATGGCATACGAGCCCGAATCGAAGAGCGAACGGCAGGCTCGCGATTTATGGCTATTCTCTTACCTTTCCAACGGAATCAACTTTTACGACATGCTGGACTTGAAATGGAACGATTTTAATTCTCGCGAAAAGTCTATCCAATTTGTAAGGGCCAAGACAAAGGGAACGAAGAAGAGCAAGCAATCCCATATCCAGATCGACCTTTTCCCGGTATCCATGTCCATCATTCAGAAGTGGGGGGATAAATCAAACGTATACATCTTCCCTTTTTTTAGGGACAAGATGACCGTTGAACGAAAAAAGGCCGTGAAGGAGCTCGTGGTCAAAAGCACGAATAAGTATATGCGCCGGATCGCAGAAAAGCTCGGGATTACCGCTGATATTACGACCTACACCGCGCGACACTCCTTCGCGACCATCCTAATGCAGTCCGAGGCTCCGCTTGCCTTTATATCGCAAAAACTGGATCACAGTAGCATTTCAACAACACAAAATTACCTCGGAAGCTTTGAAAGCGACCAGGCAAAAAAATATCTCGCAAACTTGCTGCCGGAAGAGAAGACTAAGCCTTAGACTTTTCAGTATTCGCTATCACATAGAATATCTGCTGTACATCTTTTAAGTTCACCTCATAGTCGTCATACATCTCATTGAGGGAATGAAGAGTTAGTATCCCTTTTTCGACATCGTGCTTGACCACCTCTTTGATGACAATTCCTTCATCTGATATAATAACGAATCGCTTGTACCGGTGAAGGTGGAGTGGAGAGCCCCAATATTTTTTCTGGAGCAATTTTGCAGTTACCACATCTCCGGCAGCGTAACACCCTTTCAATCCATTATCCATACTATCCCCCTTCACTTCAAAAGAGCGATATGAGCCGAGCCTTAATTCATTAACGATTATACTGTGCCTGGGAAGTTCTTCGATGTATTCTGGATCAGCGTATCCCGATACGTACCCCGCATAAGCATATTGAGATACCAGCGGGCATATGATCATGTACCTTTCTTCATCCAAATAGCGAAATTCAGTCTGGTCTATTTTCCTTATTAGCTCTAGCTCTGTCGGCTCGTCGTGAGCTGCTATCTGGCTTGCATTTGAACCAGTACTGCCAGAATCTATCGGCGTTAATTTTGGAGGCTCCCCCTCCCCTGTTAATAACCATTTATAATCCACAGATGGATACACCCTACTTATGTCCCTTGCGAGTTCCTCCGAAATGCCGTTCCTGCCGCTTGTCACGTGCGTGAGACGCATGCCGTTCTTATCCCCGAGGCTAACACCCAATCTGTTTTTATTCGTATTAAGCCCCAGTAAAATATAATTTATTCGTTCGGCGTCACTCATTTTGTTTTGAAATGTTTTTATGTTTCAAAATGTTTATATACATTTGAGATATTATATGCAGGCAATATACTAAATGCTAACATATTTATACATGCAATATTATTAAACGGGATTTAAAACATGGGAAAGGTACCATCAAAATACGAGCGGTTTAAAGCTGAAAGGGACCAGAAGATTATTGACCGATACAAGCAGCTCAGCAAGGAAGGCACCAACAAACTGGTCGCATATAGAATCATTTCAGAAGAATTAAATCCCCCGGTTCATGAAATCACCGTATCCAAAATTTTAGCTAGACACGGACTGAACACCAATCAGTCAAAATTTGGACGGAAAAGAAAAGTCGTTGAACCGATTTAAAAAATGAATCTCAGACCCTACCAGCGCGAAACAGCGGACTTGGCAAGGGATTCTTATAGAACTGGCAACAAGAGGATAATTGCTTGTCTTCCGACAGGCGCAGGGAAAACTGTTCTGTTTTCTTACCTGGTGTCGCTTTCAAAAAAGAAGGTGCTTATCCTAACAGACCGAACAGAGCTTTTAAAACAAGCTTCTGGGACGCTAGCCTCATTCGGAATCCAATGCAGCACGCTAACAGCCGGAGAACGTATAGGAGTTTCCGAACGCGTCGTCGTGGCTATGGTCGAAACATGGATTCGGCGAATAAAGAAGCATCCAGAACTAACTGACTTCTCGCTTGTGATAATTGATGAGTGCCACAAGGGGTGCTTTAGAAAGGCGCTGGATGCGTTGCCATCCTCGGCGTTTGTGTTGGGCACTACTGCAACGCCACTAAGTTCGAAGAAGCAGTTCCCTTTGAAAGATCAATACCAGGATATCATCAACACGGTGGATATCCCGGACTTGATCGAAATGGGATTCCTAAATCCATCTATCACTTATTCCGCAAAAATGGATAGGTCAGGACTTCGAATGGAAGCTGGCGAGTATTCTGATGCTTCGCAAATGTCGATGTATGACAAGAGAGAGGTATACGAGGGGCTAATCAAAAAATGGAGAATGTACGCCGAGGGCAGAAAGACGATCTGCTTCAATGTCAACGTGGAGCACTCACTACAAGTTTGCAACGAGTTTAATGAGGCGGGCATTTCAGCTATGCATCTCGACGGCAATACGCCGGAAGCCAAGCGCGAACAAATATTGTCTGAGTTCCGAGATGGAAGGTTTCAGGTATTGTGCAATGTCGGCATCGTGACCACCGGATATGATGAGCCAACCGTAACATGCATTATCGTAAACCGGGCCACCACATCAATGCCACTATACCTTCAAATGTGCGGCCGAGGCAGCCGGTTATCGCCTGGGAAATCTGATTTCATTATTCTTGATATGGGAGAAAATTATAAGTACCTGAACGGAACATGGGACACCCCTCGTGACTGGAAGGAAATATTCGCACATCCGAAAAAGGCTAACGAAGGCCTGGCACCGGTCAAGAAGTGCCCCAACTGCGAAGCTATTATCCGGGCATCACTGATGCAGTGCCCATACTGCTTTCACGTGATCACACCAAAGGAGCAGGCGGCAATCGACAAGGATATCGAATTCGAGCTGATTAAGATGCAGCCAAAGAAAAAAGAAGAAAAGGTGCCACTTCCTAAGCCGCACCCCAGCGAATGGGCCATGCTTGATGTACCACGAGTTGCGGAACTGGTAAAGTCCGGGACATATAAGCCAGGATGGGCCGCCAGGCTACTGAGACAACGCCCTGCCAGCGAAAAGGCCTTGCAAGAATTTTCAAATACAATGGGATATAAACCTACCTGGGTAAACTGGGCGCTATCGCTATGAAAGTAACGATTTTCAAGAACATCAAATCAACCTCGGCCCCCTTTGTCAAGGACGTTACTTATGTGCTCGATCGAATAAAAAACGGGAAAAGCCGGGAGACCGTTGATGCTATCCGTTTTGAACTGGATAAAGAGAAAAGAAATGAATTGAAGCAAAACCTTCCGTCAATATGTTTCTCTGGCAGTTTTTCAAAACGGTCTGCCGCGGGACTTAGAGATCACAGTGGGCTGATATGCCTGGATTTCGATGATTTTCCAGATGAAGAAACGCTGCTTGCTGCTAGGGAATCGTTAATGGGCGACGAGTATGTTTTTGCTCTATTCAGGTCACCCTCATATACTGGACTGAAAGTACTTGTCAAGATTCCGCCGAGCAAAGAGAACCACAAGTCCTATTTTGACGCACTGGCAACATATTTTGACAACCCATACTTCGACAAGGTCACTTCGGACGTTAGCAGGGTATGCTATGAGTCGTATGATCCTGAGTTATACCACAACCCGGACTCCTCCCTTTGGGTTGAGGGGGAGGAAGTTGATTTGGAAGGTTTAGGCACGGAAACGCCAGTTTTGGCCTTAAAGTCGGAAAATCGGATTATACAGAATTTACTTACTTGGTGGGAGCGGAAATATGGAAGAAAGAAGGGCGAGCGGAATAGCAACCTTTTCAAACTAGCGATCGCTCTACATGATTTTGGCATCGGCCGAGCTGAAGCATACAACACCCTTAACCAGTTTCAGGAAACAGATTTCCCCGAAAAGGAAATAGCGACCATCATTGCGTCTGCCTACAAGAATGAAGCCACATTCGCTACCCGGTTTTTCGAAGATTATAAAACCAGACGAGATATCGAAAAAGAGGTTATCAACGGGAAGTCGGTCAAGCAGATCCAAAAGCAGTTCCCTGATGTTGAGAATATTGAGATAGTCACCGAGAAACTCAAAGACACCATCGTCATAGACGAGTTCTGGACATACGACGCCAACGGGAAATTTCAAGTCGTTGATCATAAGTTCAAGAAATACATCCAGAACCGGTACATATTCAAGTACTTCCCCAATAAAGAGGGTGACCCCGTATTCATTCAAATTACCGAAAATAAGGTTCGTATCATTACCCCGAAGCAAATAAAAGACTTCGTGCTGAAGGACCTGGAAACGCGTCCTATGATCGGGATGGTTCCATTTGACAGCATGGCAGAAAAGACCAAGTACTTTACGGACGAGTACCTGTCATTTCTGGATACGGTGGAGGTAGAAATCAAGCAGGACACGGCAGATACAGCCTATCTGTATTATTCCGATAAGGTGCTCGAAATTACAAAAGACGGGGTTAAGCAAATTGATTATATCGACTTGGATGGCTATGTATGGGAGAACCAGATCATACCCCGTCGATTTACTGCAACCAATCCAGAGGAAGCCGTCTACAAGAAATACGTATGGCTAATTTCAGGTCAAAAGGATGCCGCCTATTCAAGCATAAAGTCTACCATTGGCTACCTTCTCCATGGGCACAAGACTCGCGCGAACAACAGGGCCGTCATTTTAAACGACGAAATCATAAGCGAGAATCCGAATGGAGGCTCTGGCAAGGGAATTTTCGCCGAAAGCATATCCCATATCCGGAGAACTAGCAAGCTCGATGGAAAGCAGTTCAATTTCGAGAAGTCCTTTGCTTACCAAACGGTTCCTATTGATACTCAGGTACTAGTATTTGACGACGTTAAAAAGAACTTCGCTTTCGAAAACCTATTCAGCATCATAACTGAGGGGATTACTATTGAAAAAAAGAATAAGGACGCTATCACCATCCCTGTCCAGAGGTCTCCAAAAATCCTTATTACAACCAATTACACCATTGGTGGAGTTGGAGGGAGCCACGAACGCCGGAAGCATGAAATAGAGCTCAGCGCACACTTCGGAGCCCACCATACGCCACTTGATGAATTTGGGCATATGCTATTTGATGATTGGGATGAACATGAATGGAGCCGGTTTGATAATTACATGGTACAGTGCATCCAATTCTATCTAACGCACGGACTTTTAAAAGGCGACTACAAAAACCTAGCTACAAGAAAATTCATAAAAGACACTTCTCATGAGTTCTATGAATGGGTACTGGACGGCAACATTCCAAAAAATATTCGATTCAGCAATCCTGAGAAGTTAGAAGAGCTATTAAAGGAATATCCAGATCTAAAGAAATGGCTAACCCAAAAGCGATTCTCGATGTGGTTGGAAACCTATGCCGAATTTTCTGGCGCCAAATACCTATCTGGAAGAACAAATTCTCAACGATGGGTAATGATAGAGGACATTAGAGAAGAGATCCCTCAGGAAGAGACAGAAACTTACGAACCGCCATTTTAGTGACGGGTCCCCTAAAAAAGTGACGGGTTGGTGACGGGTATGGTAGCGACCCGTCACGGTGTAAGATATTGAAAATTAGTTATTTAAATATTTCAGTGACGCATGTGACGGGTTGTTTTGACTTTTTTTGAAAAGCGCTAAAAACCCATTAAATCCAATTTTTCATGGATAGTATATGGTGGAAATACCCGTCAACCCGTCACTCCCGTCACTTCTTAGGAAGAATATAGTCTATAAGGCCCCAAAAGCCATTTTTATGACTATTCAATCCGTCGCTAACCCGTCACCAACCCGTCACTTTTTATCAATCAATGCGTCACTAACAAGTATTTCAACATGAGAAACGAAGAATTAAAAATGCAAGCCGAGTTCTTCCAGTGGCACTGGAATACATTCCCCGAAGAGCGTGGAATGCTGCATGCGAACAACAACAATTCCGAGAACCGGATAAAGGGTTCGTTCAATATGGCGATCGGCGTCGTCCCCGGCGTGTCGGATATGGAGTATATGACCGGCGGCACAGTGGTGTTCATTGAGTGGAAAACGATGACAGGTTTTCAGTCGGAAGCTCAAAAGAAATTCCAGGCCCAGGTCGAAGCCCAGGGATTCCAGTACGTGATTTTTCGGAGTGTGGAACAAGCTAAAAATTTTGTCTATGAGCGCAGGGCGAGGAAACAGGCTTGATGATGTCAGGATGGGTAGCATCCATGCGCTGGATGGCCGAATTGTGATATGCACTAGCCTATGGTGGCATGGCGATAATCTCACCAAGGCTGTTTTTTACGAGCCAAGTACAGACAAGGAAAATGAATGCACAGGAGAAGAGTTAATCAAAATGATTGAGCTGAAAAAGCTCGTTTTACATACTCCACAAAAAGGCAGAGTTATAAGATGAGCATCGGAGACAAATACGGGCGCCTGACGATCACCTCTGAGCCTCGGAGAGTATATAGCCGAATGGTTGTTGATTGCCTATGTGAATGTGGAAATCGGAAGACGGTCAATCCATGGTATTTAAAGAAGGGACTGGTCCAGAGCTGCGGGTGCCTGAAAAAGGAGTGGAA